CATTCTTTTTGTTTACAAATGTTATAATAGTATGTTTACCTATTAATGATTTTCTGATTACAAATCTTTTTGTTGTTAAGTTAGTTGTGTTTACTTTGTTTGACATAATTTAATTTATTTAGTTAGTTATTTATTTGTTTATATTATCTATTGTTAGTTGTATTAAGATTGTGAGTAATGTTGATTGTTATATTTAATATAAGAAGTGTGTTGGTTAGTGTTATTAATTAATGTATAAGTAATATTGTTTAATGTAATAGTAGTTGAGTTGATTTGTTTGATTAGATTTTTGATAGTAGTATATGTATTAGTTATTATTTATTTTGCTTACATATATATTATCTAATGACAGTCGTAACTAGCTTGTGATATAACTAGTATAGTACGTGCCGTAGGCGGCCCATATAAAAACGCAAAAAATCCTAGCGTAACACGCTGATTACCAGGCCCGTGGGCCAAATAAAAAGCGTTTTGGTAACTGGCTGGGTACCAGGGGGTTAGGGGGCTATGCAATCTTTATATATTCACAATACTTTTTATGTGACATTAGGTAGCTAAGTATTAGAGTAACAGGCTAGTGTCACACTTTTAAGAATTATGCTTACTCTGTGACTATAAATATATGAAGAAACTAATAGCAATTATTTTACTATGTTCTACTTATATTAATGCGCAGACTATTTGTGACTCTGTATCTTATAGTGTTGGTAGTGGTCAGACTTTTACGTTGATTGGCACAAACAACTCTTCGGACAGTGTTAATTTCCAGTGGGGTGTTTGCTATAATATGATGTGTTATTCAAAAGATGGTGATACGGTTGTGTTTGCTGATGTTACTATATTTGATACTGTAGGTGTTTGTTTTGATATAGCACCACAATGGGCGTGTAATGACTGTCAGTACCTTGTTTTTACAAACGGATCATGGCAACTGTTAAATACAATTACACATGTTAGTGAAGTAGCATCAACGTTATATAATAGCAAAGCGTATGACTTGTTAGGTAGAGAGTTAAAGTACATACCTAAGGGCGTTATATATATTAGAAACGGTAGACTGTATAGGTAGTGTAAATTACTATTTTACTATGTAATCATACTTAGTATGAAAGGAACACCATTTAGACTTAAGCAGAAGTTATCACCAAAGGCAGCTAAAAGAAAAGCCGCTAGAGATCTTGCTATGGCTAAGACTCCAGCTAGAAAGCGTAAGAAAGCACAGAACCAAAGATTAGGTCAAAGATCTGATAGTGATTTACATCACACGGGTTCCGGGGTCAAAAGAGTATCAATAAAAAATAACCGAGGTAATTTTGGTAACGGAACTAAAAACGAATAGTATGGCATTTAAAATGAAACGTACACCTATGCTTAAAAAAGGTGGGTTATCTGGGTTTTTTAGTAGCTTAGGTAAGCAGTTAAAAAGAAACAGAAGAGATATAGGTGGTGAGTTTAAAGGTGTTAAACAAAAAGACAAACCAGGTGGTTTTGGTAGTTTAACAGATAAAGATAAAGACGGCATGTCTGATTTCATACAAGCGCCAAAAAAAGCTACAAAAGTAAAAGAAGCTGTTTCTCCTAAATCAAAACCAAAACCAAAATCTACAAAACCTGATTGGAGTAAAGCACCAAAAGTTGGTACTCAAGCAAGAACTGATTGGTATAAGAAATTTAATCTTGCATTAGATGATACTACGCCTGGGTATAAGTCTAAAAGAGATGTTGGGGCTAGTGGCGCATTTCAAGGTGATCCAGAAAAAGATAATTTTGGAGCTATGTCTAGAGTGCCATTAACAAAAAAATCACCCTCAAAGAAAAGAGGATATAAAATGAATAAAAGAAAATAGGGAAATACCCTAAACCAAGTCAATATTAACCAAAAAACCAAAAAAATGACTTATTTATACTACAAGACCAGTACAACTGGCACAATTAAACCGAATGAAACAACAATTAAACATTGGAAACACCTCTCTGAGAAGAAAAACTGGAGAATAACCCAATTACCTAACGGATTCTACCAAACAGAGTGCAAAAACCCTGATAAAGAGGATACTTGGCAAGATGTTACGCGTAGAGAAACAATAGAAGGTGCAGAAACTGCTATAAATGGTAGTGTTAAGCACTTTGCAGACAAGTTAGAGGCTACGAAAGGGCCAAAGGTTGTAAAAACTTTCGAATAGAGTACAATTTAATCAAATTTAATTTAATACATGGAATACAATCAACCAAGCGAGATTGTCAAAGACGTAAACTTTGGCGATAACGCAAACAGTAAAATAGTAGCTGGCGTTGAAAAGCTAGCTAAAGCAGTAAAATCAACCTTAGGAGCATCGGGTAAATGTGTAATTTACGAAGATGCTAGAGGTTTACCGGTAATAACAAAAGACGGAGTAACCGTAGCAGAATCGGTTGTCTTATTTGACCCGGTTGAAAATATGGGCGCTACCCTTATTAAAGAAGCTGCTAGAAATACAGTGAGAGAAGCAGGTGACGGTACAACAACGTCTACCGTCCTTGCTGAATCACTACTAAAAGAAGTAAATAGCAGTGATGCTACTACAAGAGAAATTAAAGACGGAATTAAATCCGGTCTTAAGAAGGTAAACGATTACCTAGATAAGATTTCTGTCAAGATCGAAGGCGATATGCTGCAATCTGTTAGTTCAATAAGTTGCAATAATGATGCAGAACTAGGAAAGATTATAGCGGAAGCTTATACTAAAGTAGGTAAAGACGGTGTGGTACTAATGGAAGAGTCTCCAACTGAAGAGACATACGTTGAAGTTGTAGATGGTGTACAGATAGACTCAGGACTCACATCACCACATTTCGTTACTGATAAGGACAAGCAAATATGTGAACTTGAAAACCCATTAGTATTAATAGTATCTTCAGAAATACCAAACATAAGAAAAATACAAACAGTATTAGAGCATGTTATAAAAAACAAACGCCCATTACTTATAGTTGCCCCTGTAGATCAACAGGTTAAAGCAGCGCTTCTTATGAATAAGGTAAAAGGTAATATCAAGGTAAACATTGTTGATTTACCAGGCTTTGGTCCTACTAAAGAAGATACTGTTGCTGACTTAGCGTTTCTTGTTGGAGCTAAGGTAATCAATGAGCAACTAGGTGATGATCTTGATTTAATCGATGTAGATTGTTTAGGCGAAGCATATACCGCTATTACTGATAATAAAAATACAGTTTTAACTATTGAGACTCCAGAAGACGATATGGAAAAGAGAATTGCTAGTATTAAGAAAACTATAGATAAATGGGAGAAAAACCCGTTTATACAGAAGAAACATAGAGAAAGACTGGCTATGCTATCAGGATCAGTAGGTATGGTTAAAGTAGGTGCTGATTCAAAGGTGGAACTTAAAGAAAAGAAAGATAGGATAGAAGATGCTATCTATGCTACTAAAGCTGCTTTAAAAGAAGGTATAGTTCCAGGTGGTGGTGTAGCCTTACTTAATGCATCTCAAAAAATCCCCGCTAAAGCGGTGGGTGAAGAGATACTACTAAAAGCTATTCAAGCTCCTTTTCAAACTATACTACATAACGCCGGTATACATATCATGGAAGGAACAGCAGATCACGAGGGTTATGGAGTAGATGCTATAACTGGAGAAAGAATTAAAATGATTGAAGCTGGTGTTATTGACCCTGTACTTGTAACCAAGTCAGCACTTAAAAACGCGGTGAGTGTAGTATCAACAATTATATCTGCAGATTGTGTAATTTCAAATATGAGACAATAATGAAAGCAATCAATAGATATATTATAGTAGATAGAATAAAGACAGAGCCTAAAAAGGTTGCTGGTCTTATAATGACGGATGACACAGATGTAGACAACCGTTATATAAAAGCAAAAATAATATCGTGTGGAAATCTTGTAGAAGGTTTAAAAGATGGAGATACGATATATTACGATAAACACGCTGGACACGACATATCATGGAAAGATACTCTTTATAGAGTTATTCGTGATGGTGACGTAGTTCTAGTAGATTAACCTAAACCACAAACAACAAACCTAAACCCAAAAACAATTAACCTAATTATTAACAAAAAAAATAACTAATTATGAAAATGTTATATTTTAACAATGGCGTAGAAGATGCTGCTGCTTTTCCAGTTTCTGCATTAACAGCTATTGACGCTGGAAATGATGTAGTTGACATTTATTTTGCTAACGGAATAACTCAAACTACAACAGCAGACAACGCTGTGGTAAACAAAGTAGTAGTTGCATGTGCTGCTGATAAATCTGCAGAAGTCGCTAAAGAAATTGCTTTAGCTGCTGCTGGCGCAGCAAACATACATAACGGTGTGATTGTAGTTAGAGATGACGTTGCTGGTACTGGCTTAGCTGGTATTACTGGCGTTACATCAATAACAATCGACTATGTTGTTGGATCGTAGTAAATGCGATTAACCGCGCAGAATCTGCGTGAAATGAATATCCTTAAGTATTACAGGCTCACTAGAAAGTGGGTCTGTAAAACTTACGGGTTAAAAGATGCAGATTTAGAATTATTAATTTATTTAGATTGTAAAGGAAGATTTACACGAAACGATTTTATCAACGGAGTTTATACATACTCATGGGATAAAAACAGATGGGAGAGATTAAAACGAGAAGGTTGGATCGAAACCTGGAGACACAGGAATAGAACTACAATTATGTACTCAGTATTTAAAACTTCATGGAAATGCTCTCAAATGATTAGTAGGATATATAGAATCCTATTAGGTGAGGAAGACTTACCCACTTCAGAGAGAAGTGTATTTTATAAGAATAAATCATATACAGATAAAGTTTATAATAAAGCTATAGATGATATGATAAAAGATAAAGATAGATAATGGGATTTAAACTAGGTAAAAATAGAGGGTTCGAAGCTACTGGTGGTGAAATCAAAACAAAAATGCGTTTTGGCAAGCAAGCTGGTGATGTTGGTTCTGTGCCTGGCACACCTGTTATTAGAGTACCGCTAGACGAAGGTGTTATGGGTGAGGCTAATATGGATGGCACTATATATATAAACGAAAATATAACACCTGGTAGTCAAGAAGATAGACAAGTTATAAATCACGAAATGAGACATGCTACTGATATGAAAATTGGTAAACTGGCTTACACTGACAATAGTGTCACTTATAATGGCGAAGAATTTCCTAGGATAGATATAGATGGCGTAGATTCTATATTGGTGGATGGAGAGTGGAAGGAAGCTGGAGATACCGGTTTTCCTTGGGAAAATGACGCAAATAACGGAAACGAATAATATGTGGAGTTTATTTAAAGATAAAAACGAAATTAACGAAAAGAACATAATTGGATTCGCATCATTTATAGTAATGGTGTTGTTTGCAATTGCTGATCTACTAACTAGTTTGTTAGCGGATAAAGATCTTCTTATAAATGAAGTTGTTTATAATTCATTTGTGTGGGTAACATTAGGATGTTTTGGCATTAGTTCTTTTGAAAAAGTGAAAGGAAAATAATATGAAAAAGTGCAATAAGTGTAATCGATTTAAAAAGAACTGCAAATGTTAGGTAAATTATTTTCAGGTGGAGCTGCTGACTTAGTAAAAAGTGTAGGTGGCGTAATAGATAACTTGCACACTTCCAAGGAAGAAAAGCTTGCTGCTGAGCTTAAAATTAAGCAACTTATAAGTGATTATGAAGTAGAGATGGAGAAGAATATAACTTCTCGTTGGGAGGCAGATTTAAAATCAGATTCATGGCTTAGCAAAAATGTTAGGCCAATGGTTTTAATATTTTTAATAGTATGCACCATGCTATTAATATTTATTGATGCTGGTGCTTTAAAATTTAACGTAAAAGACTCTTATGTAGATCTTTTACAATTAGTATTAATAACTGTGATCGGTGCCTATTTCGGAGGACGATCATTAGAAAAAGTAAAAAAATAAAATTATGGGATTAAATTCAACAGCTACGGCTTATAACTTTGGTCAATTTGGCTCTACATTCTTAAGTGGTGATGGAGCTATATTAGACCTGTCTCAATCTGACGCTAAATATTATGTTTGCGCTATAACGATGGTGAGTGCAACAAAATTTGGTGGTAGTGGTTTAGGTATTTTAGACGCTGGTAAAGGTCTTGGTATGGCTAATACGCACTTTGCGTCTAACGAAGACACTCAAACTTTAGACACGGATTGGGGCGCTGATACAAACGCGGGTGACAATGATAGTGATCTTATAGTACTAGACGGTAGTGGTACAGAGTTTCCGGCTGGTATGACTTTATACGGTATGTATGACTATGTTGAGCTACACGCTGGAGATGTTATATGTTACGTAGCTCCAAGACCAGATTACAGAACTAGAGTAGCCGCTATATAATGGCGTTAGGTAACGCTAATACAACAGCTCAAGCTAGAGGTAAAAATAAATCTGTTATAGTAAAAAGACGTAGAGAAGTTGTTGCAGCTAGAGGTTATAACTCTTTTCAAGTTTCATCTGCTTTAACTGGGGTTTCAAACGCACAAGGAATCTGTTCGAGCTCAGCTAGTATTAACAACACTGTCTATCACAATGGTTCAAGCGCTGCGCCAGTAGCAAATGATTTGGTGTACAGTAGAGCTAGAGCTAGTGAAAAATACTTATTAGAAGATGGTTATTACAGAGCAAGTATTTCTAGCGCAAACCACTATTTGATAATAGCTTCAGGTAGAGTACAGTCGTGCGGTACATGTAGATAAATAAATTAAATTAACTTAAATTAAATAAAAATGGCAAAAAACACAAGCGCAAAAATTAAAGAACTTAAAGGTATTAAACCTAAAAAAATAACCGCAGAGCAGTTAGAGAAAGTTCAAACTCTTATTAACGATATAAATAGATCGCAAATGGAGTTAGGTCAAATGGAAACTAAAAAACACGCTATATTGCATCACGTGTCTTCCCTGCAAGAAGCTGTTGGAGTAGTTAGAGATGAGTTTGAAAAAGAATACGGTACTTCTGATGTTAATATTCAAGATGGTATTATAAACTACCCAGAAAATGGCGAAGCTGATAAGAAAGATTAGTATCGGTAAAGATTATAAGAATGACGCTATGCACTATGCCGTGGGGCAAGAAGTGTATGGTGGTCATACTATCTGCGATATCATAGAAGAAGACGACAAGTATTCTGTCTATATCAAAAAGAATAAAGATGTGCTGCCTTGGAAAGACTTTAACAAGAATATGGCGGTATCAGTAGAATATAACTTACAATATTAACTATGGCATTTAAAATGAACCGTCCTATAATAAAAGGAACTCCTTTACAAAAAAATACAGGTAACAATCCTAATGATTTAAGACGGAATATAGGTGGTAACACACTTGGTTTAAAAGACAGAGGTGAATTAAACAAGTGGTATACTAGTAATATGGATAAAGATAACTTTGGATACAATACTTACGAGGATTTTAAAAAAGATTGGCCAAATGCTGTTATGCAGGACGGGTATGCTCTTACTTTTGAAGGAGGACCTGATTATCTTCAAAAGGTTAAACCTGAAAAAGTGATATCAATACCAACGCAGCAAGCTGCAATACTTGGAGATCAAAAGCAGTCACTAAAAAAAGCTGGCATTGATATTGATAAAAGCAAGTATAAGTACTCAAAATACTACGATTCTAATAAGCAAGAATATAGAGTAAGAGTTATAGATAAAAGTAAAAAAGGTAAAGCTAACTCAGAAGTTAATAATGTTTCTTTAGACTTCTTTAAGGAAATATATAAGTAGTAATGAAAAGCGTTTACAATTTCGTTGTAAAACCAAAAGGAGAAAGATATAATAATACTAAAAAAGTAGATGGTGGAGAGTTAATTCTCAATACAGAGATTTTTAACCATCAATACGTTAATAGAGAAGCAGAGGTTATATCAACTCCAATAATTGGTGATACAGATATAAAATCAGGAGATACAGTTGTAGTACATCATAATGTGTTTCGTAGATGGCACGACGTAAAAGGTATTGAAAAGAATAGTAGAGCTTATTTTAATGAAGACACTTATTTTATAAACCACGATCAAATCTTTTTGTATAAAAGAGATGACAAGTGGATAGCTCCAAAAGGATATTCTTTTGTAATACCTTTAAAAGCTACAGATCAGTTTAATGTTGAATCTGAAAAACCTTTACAAGGTATTGTTAAGTATTCTGACGGTACAGTTGAGGTTGGCGATCTAGTTGGTTTTAGACCAAGTAGTGAATATGAGTTTATCGTTGATGGCGAGAGACTATACAGAGTTTTATCTAATTTTATTACAATCAAATATGAACATCAAGGAAACGAAGAAGAGTATAATCCAAGCTGGGCACAGAGCAGTTGAAGAGCTGATTAAAGTAGCGAAGGAAGCAATCGTTGATTCAGACGATGACATATCAGCAGATAGACTCAAGAATGCCGCGGCTACTAAAAAACTAGCTATATTTGACGCATTTGAGATACTTAACAGAATTGAAGAAGAAGAAAACTTGCTTGATGGCAAAACACCTGAAGAGACAAAGGAAAAAACTTTTAAGGGATTCGCAGAAAGTAGATCTAAATAATGTACGAGCAAAGTTTAGTTAAGACAGTTAAGCCAGTTAAGAAAACTACTATTAGTAGACTTAACAAAGGTAAGAAATGGAAATACGGCTACGATAAAGAACACGATATTATAGTTTTATCTCAAAACGGACAGATAGGTGAGATAATAGAAATACAAGGACTAGTTATTGCGCTACCAAAGGCTCCTAAAGAAGTATATAAAGATCCGAAGAACAAATGGGTGAAATTCGAGTATCCCAAGGAGTTGCAAAGAATTAAAAATATATTCGACTGGAGAAATTATCCGGAAAGCAGTAAAGAAAAATGGTACGATTATATAGACGAAGAGTTCAGAAGAAGGGAAGAAGGATTCTGGTTCACGAATAATGGTAAACCAACCTGGATAACAGGTACGCAGTACATGTACTTGCAATGGAGCAAAATTGATGTAGGCGCTCCAGATTTTAGAGAGGCAAATAGATTGTTTTATATATTCTGGGAAGCTTGTAAAGCAGATAAAAGATGTTACGGAATGTGTTACCTTAAGAATAGACGTTCTGGATTTTCTTTTATGTCATCAGCAGAAACGGTTAATTTAGCCACTCTTGCGAGTGATAGTAGATTTGGTATATTATCTAAAACTGGATCAGATGCAAAAAAGATGTTTACGGACAAAGTGGTTCCTATATCAATTAATTATCCATTCTTTTTTAAACCTATACAAGATGGTATGGATCGTCCTAAGTCCGAGCTTGCTTATCGTGTGCCTGCTAGTAAGTTTACAAGAAAAAAAATGTCAGCTACAGATGGTATGGAAGACATTGAAGGTTTGGATACAACGATTGACTGGAAAAACACTGGAGACAATAGTTACGATGGTGAAAAACTAGCTTTATTAGTTCATGATGAATCTGGTAAATGGGAGAGACCCGATAATATTTTAAATAACTGGAGGGTTACAAAAACATGTTTACGATTAGGTAGTAGAATTATTGGTAAATGTATGATGGGCTCAACTTCAAACGCTTTAGACAAAGGTGGGGAAAACTTTAAAAAACTATACAATGCATCAGATGTCGCTAAAAGAAATAGAAATGGTCAGACAAAATCTGGTCTATACTCTTTGTTTATCCCAATGGAATGGAACTACGAAGGATTTATTGACGAGTACGGAGTTCCAGTATTCACTACTCCTGACGTCGATGTGTTTGCCCCAGATGGCGAATTAATAGACATAGGTGTAATAGATAATTGGCAGAATGAAGCTGATGGTTTAAAAGATGATCAAGATGCTTTAAACGAATTTTACCGCCAGTTTCCAAGAACTACAGAGCACGCTTTTAGAGATGAGACTAAAAATAGTATATTTAATTTAGTTAAATTATACGAGCAGATAGATTATAACGAAGAGATGTCTAGAACCTTAGGGATTACAACTGGTAATTTTCAATGGGTAAATGGAGTTAAAGATTCACAAGTTATATTCTATCCAGATCCAAAAGGTAGATTTAAAGTTAGTTGGGTTCCACCTCAACAACTACAAAATAGAGTGGTGTTAAAAAATGGTATAAAATATCCTGGTAATGAACACATGGGAGCATTTGGTTGTGACTCTTATGATATATCAGGAACCGTAGATGGACAAGGATCTAAAGGAGCTTTGCACGGCTTAACCAGGTTTAGTATGGAGGACGCTCCTGCGAACAGTTTCTTTTTAGAATACTTATCAAGACCACCTACGGCTGAAATATTTTTTGAAGACGTTTTAATGGCATTAGTGTTTTATGGAATGCCAATATTAGCGGAAAATAATAAACCTAGATTACTTTATTATTTAAGAAGAAGAGGATATAGAGGTTTTAGTATGAATAGACCAGATAAAGTTTGGAATAAATTATCTGTAGCAGAAAAAGAAGTAGGTGGTATACCTAACTCTTCGGAAGATATTAAACAAGCTCACGCGGCGGCAATTGAAATGTATATACAAGATCATGTTGGAATGAAACAAGATGGTACGTTTGGTAATTTATATTTTAATGAGTTACTTAATGATTGGGCAAAGTTTGATATAAATAAAAGAACAAAGTTTGATGCATCAATAAGTTCTGGTTTAGCTATCATGGCTAACAATAGACATTTATACGCACCAAACGTTAAGGTTGAAAAACAACCACTAAATATAAACATCTCCAAGTATAGTAATACTGGGAGTAATTCACGAATAATCAAATAATAAATATGGCAGAGTCTGGCATTAAAAGTTATTTCCCGAGTCAAACAGTTAGTGATGCTGAAAAGCTAAGCTACGATTACGGTTTGAAAGTAGGTAAAGCAATAGAGCAAGAGTGGTTTAAAGATGATAGAGGTTCTAATAGATACAGAACTAATCACTCTGATTTTCATAATTTAAGATTGTACGCTAGAGGTGAACAGTCTATTCAAAAGTATAAGGATGAGTTATCTATAAACGGTGATTTGTCCTATTTAAATTTAGACTGGAAGCCAGTTCCGATTATATCTAAGTTTGTTGATATAGTTGTAAACGGTATAGCTGAAAGAACGTACGATATAAAAGCTTTTTCACAGTCACCAAACGGAGTTGAAAAAAGAACAGAGTACATGCAGGCTATAATGAGCGACATGGAAATGAGAGAGTTTAATCAAGAGGTTGAGTCTAGGTTTAACATTGACACTAAAGAAACTAATATAGCTAATGAAGACTTACCAGAGTCTAGCGAAGAACTAGGTATACACATGCAGCTTGGTTATAAACAAGCTGTTGAGCTAGCTGAAGAGCAAGCTTTAAATGTTTTGTTTGAGGGTAATAAATACGAATTGACTAAAAAACGTTTTTACCACGATTTAACCGTATTAGGTATTGGTGCTGTAAAAACTTCTTTTAACACTTCTCAAGGTGTTACTATAAATTATGTTGATCCTGCAAATTTAGTATATTCTTACACTGAATCTCCATACTTTGAAGACATTTATTACGTTGGTGAAGCTAAAAATATTCCTGTAAACGAATTAGCTAAAGAGTTTCCTCATTTGTCTGAAAGCGATCTTGAAGATATAATGAAAAACAAATCTCACAATAGATCTAACTATAATTCTAGGCACAGCGAAGAAAAAGAAGATAACAACACGATTCAGGTTTTGTATTTTAATTATAAAACCTATATGAATGAGGTTTACAAGGTAAAAGAAATGGCTACTGGTGCTGATAAAATTATTTCTAAAGATGATTCATTTAATCCTCCAGAAAACATGGAGGGTGGATACAGTAGAATGTTAAGATCTATAGAATGTCTTTATGAAGGCGCTATGATTTTGGGTACAAATAAATTACTTAAGTGGGAAATGTCTAAAAATATGATGCGTCCTAAAAGTGATTTTACTAAAGTTAAAATGAACTATGCTATTGTCGCTCCTAGAATGTATAATGGTAAAATAGATTCACTCGTAAGACGTATAACAGGTTTTGCAGATATGATTCAGTTAACTCATTTAAAACTACAACAAGTATTATCAAGAATGGTACCAGATGGTGTTTACTTAGATGCTGACGGTTTAGCAGAGATTGATTTAGGTAATGGCACAAACTACAACCCACAAGAAGCGTTAAACATGTTCTTCCAAACTGGTTCGGTGATTGGTAGATCGTTTACTTCTGAAGGTGATATGAATCCAGGTAAAGTACCTATTCAAGAAATTACATCAGGTTCTGGTGGAAATAAAATGCAAGCTCTTATAGGTAATTACAATTATTATCTACAAATGATAAGAGACGTGACTGGGCTTAACGAAGCTAGAGATGGAAGTACTCCAGACAAAAATGCTTTGGTTGGTGTTCAAAAAATAGCAGCAGCAAATTCAAACACAGCAACTAGACATATATTACAAGCTGGTTTATATTTAACAGCTGAAACAGCAGAGTGTTTATCACTTAGAATATCTGATATTATAGAATACTCTCCAACTAAAGATGCTTTTATACAAGCTATAGGGGCTCATAATGTCGCAACATTAGAAGAAATGTCTGAGCTACATTTATATGACTTTGGTATTTTTATAGAACTACAGCCAGATGAAGAAGAAAAAGCTATATTAGAAAATAATATACAAATGGCAATTCAACAAAAAAGTATAGAACTTGAAGATGCTATTGATCTTAGAGAAATACGAAATATTAAACTAGCAAATCAACTGTTAAAAATACGTAGAAAAAAGAAACAAGCTAGAGACCGCCAGTTGCAATTAGAAAATATTCAAGCTCAAACACAATCTAACGCTCAAGCCGCTCAAGCCGCTGCTCGAGCTGATGTTCAAAAAAACCAAGCATTAAATGCTGGTAAAGCTGAATTAAGTCAAATGCAAGCGCAAATTGATATGCAAAAAATGCAACAAGAAGCCGCTATTAAAAAAGATTTAATGGCTTTAGAGTTTCAGTATAACATGCAGTTAAAGGGCGTTGATACACAAAACTTAAAAGATAGAGAAAAAGAAAAAGAAGATCGTAAAGACGAAAGAACAAAGATACAAGCAACGCAGCAATCAGAGATGATTGAGCAAAGAAATAGTGGAAAACCACCTAAAAACTTTGAGTCCGCAGGTAATGATATACTAGGTGGAGGATTTAATTTAGGCTCGTTTGACCCTAGTTAAAATTATTAATTATTATTATATTATATTATGGAAGAAGAAAATGAAAAAGTAGTCGAAGAGACTACCCAAGAAACGACTGAAAAAGTCGATGAAAGTAAATTTGAATCCGCTGGTGACGATAGCGTTATAAAAGTAGATTTAAGCAAACCAATAGAACCAGAGCAAGATGAAGCTAAAGAAAATAACGTTGACAACAGCGGAGTGGTTGCAGAGTCTGAAGATGCCGAGCCCAAACAAGAACAAGAAGAAGTACAACCGGAAGCTGAAACACAAGAAACTCCAGTATTAGAAGAAATTACTAAAGAAGAGGTTGAAGAGGTTGAAGAGCAGGTTGAAGAAGCTGTAGCTGAAGCTGAGGCTACTGGAAAACCATTACCAGAGAATATCCAAAAGTTAATGGACTTTATGGAAGAGACTGGTGGAGATTTAAGTGATTATGTTAAACTTAATCAAGATTATTCAAAACTAGATGATCAAAATCTATTATATGAATATTACAAGCAAACAAAACCTCACTTAAACAATGAAGAAATTAACTTCCTTATGGAAGACACGTTCTCTTACGACGAAGATGTAGACGATGATAGAGATATACGTAGAAAGAAATTAGCGCTTAAAGAGCAAGTTGCCAGCGCTAAAGCCCATTTAGACGGGCAAAAGTCTAAATACTATGAAGATATCAAAGCTGGAAGCAAACTTACTAGTGAGCAACAAAAAGCAATTGATTTCTTTAATAGGTACAACAAAGAGTCAGAAGCAACTCAAAAAACAGTTAAAACAAACTCTGATATTTTTACACAGAAAACCGAGCAGGTTTTCAACGATAAGTTCAAAGGTTTTGAATATAACGTCGGTGATAAAAAATACAGGTTTAATGTAAACAATGCTGAGGAGGTTAAAAATACTCAGAGCGATATAAGCAATTTTACCAAAAAGTTTTTGGATAAAAACTCTGCTTTAAAAGACGCTAAAGGTTATCATAAATCTCTATATACAGCAATGAATGCAGACGCTGTTGCAAAGCACTTTTACGAACAAGGTAAGGCTGACGCTATGAAAGATAGTGTTGCTAAAGCTAAAAATGTAGATATGAATCCAAGACAAAGTCATGGAAAAATTGAAGCAGGAGGCATGAAGTTTAAAGTGTTAGGCAGTGATTCTTCTGATTTAAAGTTTAAAATTAAAAACAATAAATAACAATTTAAAATTAAAAAATTATGGCAATTACTGCAGGAGGTAGTTTAAATAGTGTACCTGCTCCACAGCAACAAACACTATCTACAAACTACGTCGATTTTACAACAAGCTCAACTGAAGGTTGGGCACAACAGTACTTACCTGAGTTAATGGAAAAAGAAGCTGAGGTTTTCGGACCTAGAACAATTTCTGGTTTCCTTA